TAAAAAGGGTAACAAACCCGCCACGACTACCTATCGTTTTAAACTAGGCGAATGACCCCTCAATCGTCCCAGTCGTCCACAATAGAAGCAAGATCGGCCTCGTTAGCAGAGGGAGCAGCTACCTCTTTCTTCTTGGCGACCTTTACCGGCTCAGGGGCAGCGTCGATGTCAATTTCATCTTCTGCCACTGCACCATCACGCTGGGTCTGTACCTTGTCGGTTTGGGACACAGTCAACGTAATTGCTTTGATAGCGTCTTCGCTATCTTTCATAGACACTGCTTGCTGCAGTTCTTCTTCAGTCAGCGGACGGACCGGTTTGAAGAACAGTTTCGGCGTGTCACTGTTTTCGTCAAAATACATCTGTGTGAGCACAGCGATGGAGGGCGTCTTGTGCGCCTTGAGGTACTTAGCGTACGCTTGCATCCCCATCTTACCATCTTTGGCTTCGCCGAAAATGGATGTAGCTGGCAGCTGTAATTGATACACGGTGTCGTACTCACCTTCGAGCATTACAGCGATGCGCTGGTTGTACCGGCATGCACGGCTTTCGCCTTGGCCCGAACCTTTGATGTTCTGTGGGCAGTCCATGCAGCGGGACGCTTGACGTGTTGCAGCAGGTACTTCAGCCGCAGGCTTTTGTGTATCAGGCGACCAGCATGCGGGTGGAGCAGGGTTCTCAGGATCGTACGCACCTTGATAGAATGTGCGGGACAGCTTCGCAGCGTTAATGACGACCACGTTTAAGATACCATCGCTTTTAACATTGACCTGCTCACCGCTGACCATTTGGCGGAAACGTCCACCCCGAAGGCTAATGCGTTTTGCACCGCTACCACCGCCACCACCAGCAAGATTGTCATCTGCTTCTTGTAGGGACTTGAACAAGTCACTGCTCACGAGGGAATTTGTACCCTCAAATAGTGCCATATCTGACATATTATTCTCCGTTCTTTCTTGCTAAGGTTCCCAGTTGAGCTTTTTTTGTTGCGGCAGTCAAGGCTGCTTCTATATCGGGAATGCGGAACCTATAGACTTCCCCAACTTTAAGGTAGGTACTTGCAGGGATATGTCCTGAACGTACCCATTTTCTAATGGTGGCTACAGATACTATGAAGTACTCTGCTACCTTGTGTATATCAACGTACGGCGTCTTTGCTTCTGTCATTTTTTCCTCACAGAAATAGTGTACTCCGAGTCTACGTTGAGCCCTGCCGGTAGTAGGTCAGGGTTTTCCTCTATAAACTGGCGTACATGGGTTTGATTAAGCCGCTTCTCGAAGAACTCTGGGACGTTATGCGCTAAGATAAACGCGTGCATAGATTCCCAATCGCTCGTCCAATACCGCTGCTTAACTGTACGGTAAAATAGGCCCGACGCAGTGCGGACACTATCGACTTCGTGTTCTTTGCAGTACGAAAGTAAAGCGAGCTTCACCTTGTCTTGCTGTTCGCGGAGTTTGCCTTCCTCTTCTTTATACTTGGCGGTTAACTCCGAACGCTTGTCACGTATCTTTGCGTACGTTTTAACCAGCTTCTCCACTGACAATGTCATGTCGTTCTCCATATTATCGTTGTATATACCTTATATGGTGAAGTATCGTGATTAGTCAAGTATTTCCTTGTACAAATCTATCATAGCTGAATGTATGTTGATGCGCTCGTCTAGCATTTTGTATATACGCTTCTCCGCAGCGGAGCCAGCCAGTTGAATTACAGTACATTTATGCTTCTGCCCCGCTCGGTGTATACGAGCGTTAGCTTGTAGATAAGTCTCCAACGAAGAAGTTGGCCCCCACCACACTATTGTGTTCGCTGCGGTCAAGGTCACGCCATGTGCGGCGGACTGCGGTTGGATCACCAACACTCTCGGATCAGGTTTGTTTTGGAAGGCTTCAAATATCTCTGTGCGGTTAGTTGCAGAAACATCTCCTCGTATCACCTCAGACGTGATGCCGTCAGCTCGGAGCTTACTGACCAGCATATCAATCGTATGTCGGAACGGCACAAACACGAGAACCTTTTGGCTGCTCTCGTCGATAGTTTCTCGTAGCGCTTGATAACGGCTCTTGATGTCGAACTCTATCGAGTCCCCCTCGTCGGTGTATACGGCACCCGCACTGATCTGCAGTAGCTTGTTCATGTTGATCGCGGCGTTTGCCGAACTCACGGATTCGCCAGCCACCTGCATGAGCATCTGCTTCTTCAGCGTTTCGTAATACTTCTTCTGCTGTGTAGTCATTTCGACGAAGCGTTTAGTATATATCATATCTGGCAGGTCAAGGCACTCGTCTTTGGTAAACCGGATCGCAGGTTGCAACGCTCTGAACACTGTATCCTTGGCAGTCTCTTTAGGTTTGTAAGAGAACTGCGTGACCTTCCACATCACCATATCTCTCCACGCACCGAAGAACCTCGGCACCGATAGAGGATTGACCAGCTTGGCTAGGCCGTAAGCATCGACAGGACTTTGCGCGGCGGGAGTACCCGTCATCATCCAGAGCCAGTCGTCTTGTTTGACTATCTTGTTGAGGGTCTTCCACCGCTTTGTCTGCGCGTTCTTGTAATGCGTAGCTTCGTCAACGATAAAAAGATCAAACCCCCCTGCAGCGATCTCGTCTTTGACCACCTCGACGCCATCGTAGTTAATTATAACGAACTCAGCCCCGCTATTAATGATCTTCTTGCGCTTCTCTTTGCTACCGTGGGCCACGTCTACTGTGCGATGCATAGCAAAAGAGAACAGGTCATTGCGCCACGCGCTGTCCATGATCGACAGGGGGCAGATAACCAACACGCGTTTAACCTTGCCTTGGGTCATAAGGTAGTCTGCCGCCCATATGGCCGATGCAGTTTTCCCTGTGCCCTGCTCGTTAAAGCAGAAGGACTTCTTGTTCAGCGTCATAAAAGACGCGGTATCTTTCTGGTGATCGAACGGCTTGTACTGGCCCGGCCAGCTGTATCGCTTTGTAATCGGCGACGGTGCGTTTATGTTTAACGAACGCAGAGATAGAACTTCGTCCAACCCCCACTTTACGACAACCTTATTCATAGGTAGCTCCTTGCTATTGGGGATAGCTGTTGTGATTTGCTTTGGGTTGCGTACCCGCAGCATTATTGCTTTATCCCGCAAAATTTTCATGTTGTTCTCCGTGGTAGTGAGTCACTACCCTTTTTTCTTGGGGCTGCTCATGGCACCACCCGCTGCTCGGTTCTTTTTACGGCTCTGTACGGATACTCCGTGCTTGTTCTTGCCGCCTTTACTCAACGCCTTCTTGTGGGCGATATCCTTGCCTTCACGCTTATCGGCTTTCCCATTCTTGTTGGCATCCTCGCCGGTCTTGTCCATCTTGCGCCGTGCACGTTGCCGCTCCATGCGAGCTTCATGTTCCCCCCGCGCCTTCTGCTGCTGGTACTCTTTCTTGTACGGGCGGGGTTTATTCACATATGGCATCAGTTTGCTCCGTTATGAGGACACTCGACTACTTGGCAGTAGCGTTTGCACAGGCCAGACGGTTTAGGATTCCAAACATCCACCTCAAACGCTTTCTCCATCTTAGCATAGTTTGCCAGCCATTTGCTCCAAAGAAGTTGCTCTAAGTCGATTTCATATTCGGCTTTGATGAGGCTCTTGGCTATCACAAACAGCAGCCCTGCATTTAGCTTTGTGACCTTCGGGTAGTGCTTGAAGATCGTCAGTGCCATCAACTCAAGCTGACCCTTGTCGGCATACTTGGAAGACTTGCCAGTCTTGTAGTCGATGATCCAACCCGTGCCAGTGTCCTCGTCGATGATCGCAAGGTCAACGATACCACGGAACCATACATCTTTAGCAAAGAAGCTGCAGGGTTCGAGGTCAGCGGTCAGGCCTAACTTCTGTTCGACAATCTTCTCGCCCTTCTTGCGGCTCAACGAATCCAGTGTCGGCTTGATGAAGTCGAACTTGGCAGGGATAGGAGTGCCCTCGCCGATATAATCCTCACACGCCTTGTGAAAATCAGTACCGTAGCGCATGGCCTCAGTCTCTTTGAACGGATACTGTTTAAGTACCTTCTCGTGATAGAACTGTTTGGGGCAGGTCTCGAAGGCTTTGATCCGGCTGAAGGACCATGGCGCTGCTTTACTCATATTAATGCACTACGTGCAAATGTTTGTATGGCCGCATGTCGTCAAACGTAACTGTGAATGTAATCCCGTCTTTAGTGTAGTCAGTCTCTAACAAGTAAGCATCCTCATGCCCACAGTGGGAGCATTGGCTCTCGACACGAGGCACTTGTGTCTTGCTCGGGGGATGACTCGTCGTCTCCGTAAACTTATCACAAACCCTACAATCTGATATCGTGTTAAACGCTTTAACAACTTCGGTTTTTTCATGAGATTTTACAGTCCAAATCTCTTGGATCGGCCCCAAACTTTGACGGGCTTCCCGCTGCTCCTCGGTAAGATCAAACTTTGCGCAAGTCTGCTTTTTTGTAAGCGGCTTGTCAGAATATATAACTTTTTTCATTCACAATCTCCATATGATTTGCCCGTGCCGCTCTCACAATCGACGGGTAGACCTGCGGCCCAATCAGGTGTCCACCGCATACAAGTTTCTACGAACTGTTGAGCCTCGGCTACTTCTTCGTCAGGTACACAGCATACAATCGAGTCGTGAACTGTCAACACCACTTTGTATTTCTTGTTAATTCGTAGCATTTGTTCACCTATTATGCAACGAGCTATCGCTTGGCACACGTTCTCGATTACCTTGCCGCCGTACAACCTCGAACGTCCTCGGCGCACCTTGTACGAGTATTCGAATCCCATGTCTGACTTCTCGCCGTACAACTCGGGGTAAAATATTTTTAGTCCGCTTGGCACAATCAGAGCTTGGTCTGCGGCGTCAACGGTGATTACGCCCTTCTTACCAAACGCCATGGCACGATTGTTGGCGAGGTTCTTCACCATGTTGTTGGCGTCCCGCCAGACTTGGCTGATCTTAAAGTTAGCCTCGCGGTAGATAGAGATAATCCTCTGCGCTTCTGCCTCGGATACTTCAAACCCAAACGTCTTTAGCTGCACGCCGAACTTCTCGGCCCCCATGCCGTAGCCAGCACCTAGAATTGTAGTCTTGCCAACGAACCTCTGATCCTTGGTCACGTCTGCTACAGCCACGTTGTATATACTAGACGCCATATACTTATACACGTCCTCACCTCTAGCGAACTGATCTACAAGATCATCCTGCCCCGCGAACCATGCCAGCACTCGCGCTTCAATTTGAGAGGAATCGGCTTCGACAACTGTGTATCCTTCGGGAGCAATGATCGCCTTCTTTAGCTTCTTACCATTTGGCCCACGGCTCGGAAGATTTTGCAGGTTAATCTTATCTGCCCCGCCCCACCTACCAGTGTGCGCCGCGTAATACCGTACGGGTACCGGAAGTAGTCCACGTTTGGCTATACCTATAAACCTCTCTGTGCGTGTCTCTTCTAGGGTAGACTTGTTGCCCAGACGTGCCGCTACTAGAGACTGCACTCGATCATCTTCGTGTTCCTGCAACGCTTTGAAGTCTTCATCGCTCTTAGCAAAGGCGTAGGTCTCTTTACCTGTCGTCAGGCTGATCTTCATCGGCGGCTCTACACCGAGGCCTCGGAGCATGTCGGCAAACTTAGGGTTGGACATCAGGTCTTTCTTATCCTCTACCCCTGCGTCCACCAACAGTTTGTCCTTGCGGTCACGGGTGTCTTCGAGGTGTTGCTCTAACAACCCAATGTCGAGGTCGAGTACAGGGTCAATAAACATACGCAAAGTAACGTCTATTAACTTGAGTTCCTTTCGGGGGAAATTAGCCCCCATGATTTTGAACAGCTTGTAGGTCAGCTCTACATCTTGGATGCAGTACTCCCCATACTTCTCAGCTTCTTCTGCGGTGAAATCGGCGCGACGTTTACCCTTGGCAGCAAGTACCTCGAACCCCTTCTGGCCGATACCGTAGCGTTCCGACAAGGCGCGCAAAGATGCACCTGTCTCCACTCCATGCAAGGCTCTACCCATATTCATAGTATCGAACCACACCTTCGGCTTCACGCCGTAGCGCCAACTCAGGATCGCACCGTCAAACATCGTGTTCTGCGCAAGTATAGCAGCGTCAGAGAAGTCTATGTGTGACAACAAACGCTCGATCATATCCGGGTCGTTTAGGTACTTTGTCACTTTGTCGTTCTTCTTAATCGCGAGGCCGATTACTTCGAAGCGTGAGTCGCGCACATAATCCTCTGTTGTCAGCTTGGACAACGAATAATCTTGATCGTAGTAGGTCTCGAAGTCGAGCGTATATACATCCATCAGCTTCTGCCTTCTTCAGCCACGAAGTGTGCGTAGTAAGCCTCGGTAAGCAAATCGACTAGGTACTCGGATATAGTAGCGTACCCACCATCTTGCACCTGCACGGCAGCAAACTTCCAAACCTCGGGAGTAGTTGTTTGTTCCAGTGTTGAACCCATAGCCCCAGTCTTCACACCGTATACCCGGTGTAAATCTTTCACGTACTTAACCTGCACAACGGCGGGGGGTAGTAAACCATCTTGCCTTGCCCGGCGTATAACAGATGCAACCTGTGATTTGGTCTTGAACGTGAGCCTTACTATCTCAGCGTTGGACATACCCTCACTCTTTAGCTTTATAATTCGCAGGGACACTTTAGTTCTTTTCATTCCCGGCATCAGAAAGGTACCTCCCCATTTTTATCTCTTGGGTCTTTAAAAGAGTAGTCGTACACTACAGATTCCGGCTTCTCTTTAGGTTTGGAGACAGGCATGACGCCCATCTCCTCTAAGTGACGCTCGAGTTCAGTCATGCTCGATCATCCGTGCCAAGATCGCGTCGTTGGTAGGCCATAAGAAAACCGAGACAGCATGCAGCATGCGCAAGATGTGAGTAACCCGTCTCAGGGTCGTCGTCCTCACCACGCCACCACGCCCACATATGCCGCATCATGGCACTAAAGTATCGGCTCCACGAAGCGCCTTTGGCCCAGTTGTGCGCGCTGTATTTCCGCGCACCGAACGTAAGCACCTGCGCAGTTTCTTCGAGCATCTCGGGGGGTAACAGATCATACCGAGGCTTGTCGTCATCAGCTTTCACAAAACTGTCAGGTACTTCTTCTCTCCAGTTGGTTGACGAGATACGAGCGATCAGCTGGTCAACAAACATTAGGGGTACATCGGTTTCCTTGGCTATTTTATACGGGCTGGCCTCCCGATTTTTTACTAAGTACTTCCACACACGTTCTTCTTGCTCAGTCATATCTTATACCCTTCTTCTCGTCGATTACGCACAAACGTGGTCAAGTCGCCCTTGGCGTAGTAGTAACGCTGTGAGGCTGACGGAGACGCATCCGTTTTGTGTTGCGCCTCCATCCAAAAATCCAACTGCTGCTTTAGGAACCTGTATTCAGCTTCCAATGTGGGGGTTAATTTCTTGTCTTCCATTACATCGAGAACCACGCAGTTTCAGCTGCCCAGAGAACAAACGAGGCTTTGTCTTGGCCTCCTTTGCAGTGAACCTGTGCCTTGGCTATCTCTCCGGCGTTGTGCATACGACTGAGGGTCAACTGCATCTCGGTGTCGGGGACACCCATTTCTGTGGCGAGCATTGCGGAGGTGTGCGCAAATTGGTTTTCCGCTATCTCAAACATCTGCATGATACGGTCTTCCAGCTTGGCTTCTTCCACACGGGGTGTCGGCGCTTCGGGGGCTATGTCCTCTATAGATATGCCAATGGCTTGCCAAGGTGTGTCCGACTTCCCAGTAGGATTAGGGGTTAGGATTAGTATGCGTGTTTCCCCTTGGTCCAATTTCTTTTCTCGCACGAGCTTTGCGTTGATGAACACTTGTTCGCCGGTATCGACACGCACCCCAAAAGAGGTATCTGAGTCTAGGCGGGTTGTGATGTATACTTCCTGTGCTTTAAGTGCAGTCATGTTAATCATTCCTTATGGTCTAGGTTGGTTTATGTTCGCCCATGTTTTGAGCGTCTCTTTCGTGTCGTGCATGTTCTCTTCATTCACGACCCAATCAAAGCCTCCTGCAGCTTTGATATCCTCTAAGTTCTTCTGCTGTAGTGCGGTGGTCTTACCTTTCCCTGCCTTGCACTCGATGCCGAAAAACAATCCTTTGTAGCATGCGACGATGTCAGGTACGCCGCTCCGTCCGAAACCCCCCGTTACAGGGTAGAAGTAGTAGGCACCCAATTCCTTTAGGTACTTCACGACGATCTTTTTAACTTTAGCTTCTGGTGTCATGGCCATTGGGTTCTCCTTTTATAGCTATGGTGCAACCTTTGAAACGGGTCGCGCGTGATAACTGGCTTCGGTTAGTTTGTGAGGGGCAG